TGGCCGTTTTTATTGGCGCACGACGCACAACAGGGGATATCGCACCTTTATCTTGGCGCACATGGATGATGCCAGCGACAACTTGTTCAACATCGCCAAGCGGTTTCACGACAATTGTCCGGCACTGGTCAAGCCCGTCACCGGCAAGGCCAACGCGAAAGAGCTTTCATTCGAGCGGCTGGACAGCGGCTACAAAGTAGCAACGGCTGGCAACAAGACGGTTGGGCGGTCTGACACGATCCAACTCTTTCACGGTTCGGAAGTGGCATTCTGGCCCAACGCCGAGGAACATTCATCCGGCATCGGACAGGCTATCGCTGATGCGCTTGGCACTGAGGACATACGAGAGAGCACCGCGAACGGCATAGGCAACGCCTTTCACACGCAGTGGGTGAAGGCTGTGCGCGGCACGAGTGAATTCGAGGCGGTGTTTATCCCGTGGTTCTGGCATGACGAATACGAGAAAGAGCCGCCGGAAAGCTGGCAACCGCCGTCGTCGGCCAACCCTGACAGGATGGGTTGGCTTGAATACGAAGAGACACACCGGCTGAATCGGGTTCAGACCTATTGGGCTTATTGTAAAAACCAGTCGATGATCACAAAAGCCGGTGGCGAGCTCGAGGAGCCAAGCCCCAAGTTCAAGCAGGAGTATCCCGCCACGGCGGATGAGGCGTTTGAAACCAGCGGTGAAGACGCGTTCATTGCGCCGCTTCGTGTAGTGAAAGCCCGCCGCAATAAAGTCAAGCCATACGGCCCGATCATCTTGGGCGTTGACCCGGCGCGCGGCGGTGGCGACAAGACGGGCATCATAGACCGGCAGGGCCGGCGTCTCGGCGGCTGGGTTTGCAAGCGCGTGGACTTCGGCGAGGATCTCATGCCTGTGGCCGGTGAGGTCGTCAACCTGGTGCGCATGCTTGTTCCGCATGGGCTGCGTATCGTGACGATAGATGTGACGGGCCTCGGTGCAGGCTTGTACGACATCCTCCGGGAACGCCTCGGTAAACTGGTGATGCCGGTGAACTTCGGCTCGAGCGCACTCGACATGCAGCAATTCAAGAACCGCCGCGCCGAGATATGGGACTTGATGCGACAGTGGCTCGAGGACCCGGCCGGTGTGCAGGTGCCTGATCTCGATGACTTCCAGGCCGATGTGTGCGCGCCGATCCGCGGCAAGGGGGCGACCCGGTTTGATTCGGCGGGTCGTCTGCTGCTCGAGGACAAGGACCATATCAAGGAACGGCTAGGCTATTCGCCCGATCTTGGGGATGCTGCGGCGCTCACATTCGCAGCGGACATGGGCATGCTCTTGGATGACGACGACGAAGTTGAAGCCGCCAACGCCATGGCCAAACATACGCGGTCATCAGTGACCGGGTATTAAGACCACATGCGAGCGATGCAGTAGCCAATTAGCAGCGCCGCCATCATTTTCAGGTCGTACAAGTACCAAGTGAGCAACGAGGAACGTCTCGGCTGCATCGCCTCGCTCCAGCCGGCAAAGCCCACGAGGAACCCGCGTTGATAGGCGTTATCGAAACTGCCGACTTCCCGGTTGCCACCTCGAACGGCGCCGCCGAGTCCACGCCTAAGCCGCGTATGCGCAAGGGCGAGCATGCCTTGGTGCGCCTGCTCGAGTGGGCGGAATCGGTCAACGTCGCCGAGGAGCTCGACGAAGACAAGCTGCGCACTATCGGCGCGCGCGTGGTGCGCGAGTATGAGATCGACGAGCGGTCCCGCGACGAGTGGCGCAAGAAAGCCGAACGGGCGCTGGACCGCGCCAAGCTGAAGCGGCAGCCGAAGAGCTACCCATTCGAGGGTGCGAGCAACGTCAAGTATCCGCTGCTCACCACGGCCGCATTCCAATTTGCCGCCAAGGCGTACCCCGCCATCGTCGAAGGCCAGCGTGTCGTCAAGGGTCAAGTCATTGGCGATGATAAGGACGGGTCGAAGCGCAGTAAGGCGGATCGCATTTCCAAGCACATGAGCTATCAGCTCATCAATGAAATGCCGGAGTGGGAGGAAGACACTGACACGCTTTTGCATCAGCTCCCGATCGTCGGAGACGTATTTCGCAAAGTCTGGTATGACCGGACGTTGGGGCGCAACCGCTCGGAAATGGTATCGGCATTCGACTGCGTGGTGAATCAGAAAACGCGTTCGCTTGATACCGTGCCGCGCATCACGCAATGCTTCGAGCTGTACCCACATGAGATCGAAGAGCGGCAGGCGAGCAGTGAATATCTCGACGTGGACCTTGGACAAGCGCCGAGCGCTGACGGTGACGAAGACGAGCCGCATGAGTTCTTAGAACAGCATCGCTATCTCGATCTCGACGATGACGGCTATCGCGAGCCGTGGGTTGTCACGGTTCACAAGGAGACCGAGAAAGTCGTCAGGCTGGTCGCCAACTACGACCCGGCAGAGCTGAAACTGAAAGACGACGGCAAGCTCGCCCGCATCGCTCGCTACAACATGTTCGTGAAGTATCCGTTCTTCCGCGATCCCGCCGGCGGGTTCTATGATCTCGGGTTTGGCGAGCTGCTGGAGTCGATCTCCGAGGCCATCGACTCCACAGTCAACCAGATGCTCGATGCTGGGCATTTGCAGAACGCCGGCGGCGGGTTCATCGGCTCCGGGCTCTCGCTCAAAAAGAGCCAAATGCGGTTCGCGCCTGGTCAATATCATGTGGTGCATGCTACCGGCGCGAAAATCCGCGAAGCTATTTATAACATGGAGCATCCGGGCCCTTCACCCGTGCTTTTCCAACTTCTCGGCATGATGGTCGAAGCCGGCAAGGAAATCGCCAACATCAAGGACATTCTCAGCGGCGATATGCCGAAGCAGAACCAGACAGCGACGACGACGCTTGCCGTGATAGAGCAGGGGATGAAGGTCTACACCTCGATCTACAAGCGCATCTACCGTGCGCTGAAGAAGGAATTCATGCTGTTGTTTGGGTTGAATGCGCGCCATTTGCCGGAAGAGCATTATTTCGTGGTGTTGGACGACCGCAAGGCGGTGAAGCGCAGCGACTACGAGATCGGCACGATGGATGTGGTTCCCGTTGCCGATCCGAACATTGTCACCGACATGCAGCGCATGGCGCGCGCTGAGGCGTACATTCAAGTGGCGAAAGACCCTGTGCTTGGTCCGCTGGTCAACACGCGCGAGCACTTGGTGAGGTACTACACGGCGCTGGGCGTAGAAGACCCCGAGGAGCTGTTGCCAGAGGAGCCGCAAGGGCCGTCGCCGATGGACCAGCTCCAGGCTGAGGGCATGACGGCTGAAGTGGAGCAGAAGAAGGGCGAGGCGCGTAAGACCGGTGCTGAGGCGACTGTTGCCGAGATCGACGCGCAGAAGAAGCTGGCCCGGAAGGACGCCGAGGATTTCGAGCGCGAGATGCAGCCGCAGCTTGACGCGCTGCTCGGGAACGGGCAACCGAAACCGGAGCCCGTGGCATGAAACCGGATATTACGCGGCGTCTCGGCAAGTTCTACATCCGCAGCGCATTGTTGAATCGCGCTCCCGGTGCGATCATGGAGGCGTTGAAGGGCTGCATAGTGATTAGGTGTGAACACCTGTATGCGATGGAAGAGCAAGAGGCACGCTTTGAGTATGCAGCCTATGCCGCGTTCTTTGAATCTATTGAGCCATGTACGATTCCGCCGGAGTACATCTGCACCATTCATCAATTGGGACCGAACAAGTACAGCGCCGAATGGAAGCGCAAAGAATGACTAGAATCTCCGCTGACGACTTCGACGCCTGGCGCGATAGTGCCGTTACCCAAGCGGTGTTCAAGCACCTGGAGCGCACGGGTGAACAGGCACAAGAAATGTGGGCAAGCGTCCTGAAGGCAGATGTTGCGCCGGACCCGCAGAAACTCTTGCTGCTCCATAACGAGCTGAAAGCGAAACTGGCATTCATTGCTGAAATGCTGAACCTTGAACCGCGCGATATCGAGAGAACAACCGATGCAGGAAACTGAAGCTGACGAGATGCTAGTCGTTGTGCCAAAACGCA